GTCTTGGCTGGGATCAGAACGGTAACGGTTACGGCCATGTCTTAGCCCTCATACAAGATGTTGATGCTGCCAGCATCAAAGGTGTCGGTGCCGCCAACGGTCGTAATGCGAACTTGGGTCAACACATCCGACAATGTTTTTCCCCCTGATACGTAAAAACTGGCCGGGGCATTCGATGCAACTAAAATACCAGTGCCAACCCAAATATTTCCGCTCACGTTTGTAAATACAAGATTTCCATACAAAGTGTCAGCAGCAAGTGTGTTGCCTGAATTTTGTAGCGCAAAACCAGCGCCAGCAAATGCCGCGTTATTGCCCGTGCCAGCGCTGTTAGTTGTTGCTACAGAACCTGTGTATCCCGCTGTTTCTACGCCGCCGCTGTCGCCAAATTGGATTTGCCTGACCGATGTACCGTTCGTGCTGACGCCATTAAACATCACCGTCACCCGCTTCACCCAAGACGGGATGCCGGTGAAGTCGATGCTTGTGCCGCTGGTGCTGGCCTGCGCGGTGCCGGATACCAATGGGTAGACGTTGCCGGTAACGCCGTTCGCCTGAAGCGTGCCGCCCACGACCACGTTGCCACTGATCGTCGTGTTGCCGCTCGCGTCCAGCACGATGTTGTTGCTGGCGCTGCTTTCGTGCTTGAGGTTGGTGGCCTGCAAGGTGGACATGTTTAGGCTCCTAAAGCGGCCTTGATTTCGTCGGGCGTGGCAGCGGCTTCAATCTGGCTCTGCATATCAGAATACTTGGCGCGAATGGCCGCGCGGGCAACCTCTGCCGCCGCAGCGTCAGCGCCGGGTATTTGCCGAGCAATGATTTCATCATGCGGCTTAAACTCCTCCGCGCGGGCCGCACGGCGGCGGTCATGGGCGATGGCTTTGGCCTTGTCGATATTGACGGTGATCATTCGCTGTATTTCCAAGCGTCACGGAAAGTACGATCTGACGGGATATCCGCCACATCCACAATCTTAAACGGCTTACCCGCAGGCACATCCTTGGCCGCGATTTCTTCAATCGTCAGGCCGCACTCAGGTGCAGGAATGATAACGGCAACGCCGCCTTCGTCTGTGGGGTATATGATGCGCTGGTTCATTAAATTACCTTTCAGCGGAAGATTGAGACATTTACAAAAGTTGGGTCGATAAATGTGCCTGCACCGCTGGTGCATCCAATTCTTATCAATGAGACTGTAGGTGCTGTTGCTGCCGATCTAATATTTGCCAAAGACGAATCAGAACTGCTAGAACTTGGTGTCGCAACACAAGAATAATTTGCATCAGGCATTGCGGTAGTGAAATTCACCGTATAGTCGCCCGTGCCGTTATCTGTAATGCTGGTGACATTACCGCTTGCACGAATGGCAACCGTGCCGGTGCCGTTAAAGTTTACCCACGCGCGGCAACCATACGCCACCGCAGCAGAGCCGTAACCTGAGTTAAAGGACAGATTACCCGCGACGGTCGTGCCCGTCGTCGTCGCAAGCATAGCTTGCACGCCGTTAGTTGATAGCGCGACCTGATTCGCCGCCGGGTAGTAGATGCCCGTGTTGGTGCCCGCGCCCTGCACGGCAGGCGTCGCAACGGTGCCGTCAACACCCGCGATACCTGTAGAGCCAGAAATGGTGATCGGCATGTCCTAGTCCTCACTCATACAGGATGTTGATGCTGCCAGCATCAAAGGTGTCGGTACCGCCGACGGTCGTGATGCGAACGCGGTCGAGGGTAGCTGAAAGGGATTTATCGCCGCCGCCGCCAGCAATAGCGGTCGTTGATTGTTTTACCACATGATTTGAAACCCAGTCGTTTCCGGTGATATTCATAATTACCATAGACCCAGAAAACAAATTTGCTGCCGTCGCAGATCGGATAATAAACCCAGCAGTTGAACTATCGACAATTCCTGCCGCAGTTGACATCTGAAGGCTTGTTGAAACGTATCCTGTGGTTTCAATGCCACCAGAATCCCCAAGCTGTACAAGAAGCGCGCTTGTCCCGTTCGTGCTGACGCCGCTGAACATCACCGTCACCCGTTTTACCCATGACGGGATGCTGGTGAAGTCGATGCTTGTGCCGCTGGTGCTGGCCTGCGCCGTGCCTAATGTGATAACGCTTGCACCCATAACCAACGGGCTGCTGAGCGTCTTATTGGTCAGCGTCTGGGTTGCGCTATCTGTCACCACATTCCCCGTATTGGCCGGGAACGTCGCCGTAAAATCGCTCGCCGTGCTGGGCGTGGTAAGGGTGACGGAACCGCCACCCGAGGAGTTTAGCTTGACTGGCATATCAGGTCACCGTCCATGTGCTGCCGGAAGGTACGGTTACTACCGCGCCGCTGGCGACTGTGATGGGGCCAAAGGTGCCTGCGTTCTGACCGCTGGGAATTGAATAGCTGTTGTTCACCGTCTGGCCGTTCAAAAAGAACATCTGGTCGGTGCCGCCGCCCGTAGCGCCGCCGCCGATAGAACCCCATGCCGAGCCGTTGTAGCCCTCAAACGCGGCCTGGGTGGTGTTGAACCGCAAATACCCCGCGGCGCCCGTGGGGCGCTCCGCAGTGGTCCCTACGGGTATCAGCACGGCATCAGTGGACAGGATAGACAGTTTGACCGCGGAGCTTGTGCCGCCGATGGCTACGCGCTGGCTGATGTAGGCGTTGCCGTTGACGTACAGATCGCCGTTTACGACAGGGCTGAAACTGGCCGCCGGGCCGTACACGTTGTCGTAAGTCGCAATCGTGATGCCCGTCGAGGTCTTCAGCACAAATTTGTAGGCTGTCTGATCGTCCAGCCAAATCTCATTAACGCGTCCCGCCGAGTCCAGCACGATAGGGTTTGCGTGCGGCGTAACGCCGGTCGAAGATGTGTACGTCGCCGTCGGTGTCGTGGTGCCGGCCTCGTAGGTGTAGATCAGGCCACCCGACAACGGCGCGCCGTTGTTGTCAAAAAACTGGCTCCCAACGCCGCCAAAGAGTGAGATAACAACGGCCATGCTCTACCTCGGCACAAGAGTTAAGGTAGGTGCAACAGTGTATGTTACACGCAACCGATCATTAGGCGACAACCAAAATACCCCAGAAGTCGAGCCGACACCATAGAAAGTTACGTTGTCGCGCGAGAAAGCGACGGCGGATACCGTGCCACCCGTTACAATGACAGTTATAGACCGCCCGGTGGTGTTTTGGAAGGTAAAAGGCGACGCGCCGGCGGCTATGGCGCGCGGCAGGATAAGCCAGCCTGGCACCTCGTCGATGCGTGGTGGCGTGACCGCTAGGGCGTCTATTTGGCTCTGCAAGACCGCCGAGAAGGCCGCGGCGCCGTCTGGGTTGGACAGGGCCGCGCTCTGCAAGGCGTCAAAGATTGTGGCCGCGTCCGTGGCCGGCGGCCCAAGCTGCACATCTTGCAGCGTGTCCGTGTTGGACCCGCTGCCGGTCAGGTTGAACAGGTTGAAGAAGAACCGATACCATTCCCGCGAAATCAGCCCCGTGCGCTCGTCCGTGATGGGGACGCGGGGGGCGGGGATGTTGGTTACGTTGGGAGGGCTAGGCATTGGTCGGGCTGATCGCCAATTCGGCGCCAAGAATGGCTATTTTCACCGGGTCCGTGCCAGACACCTCATACACCCGGTCGCGGATTTTCATGGTCATGCCAAGGCGACGCCAGATGGTGCGGAAGCCGTAGCGGCCGATTTGGCCCATAGACTTCCAATGCTCGTTTGACCATGTGTGGCCGCCATCGTCTGACCAGCGCAGCATGACGCGCGGCACCATGGTCACAAGGGGGCTTTCCGTGACGGAAATATAGTCCTCGCTTTCGGTGACAAGGAAATCATTGCCTTCCGTAAGCAGCAACCCTACCTCAACCGCGCTGTCGAATAATTCATCATCAGACGGCGAAACGCTAAGGCCAACGCCGGTTTCGCAGTCAAGTTGCAGCGCGTGGTGCGTGGTACGCTTTAGCGTGTTCTGTCCGGTCGGCAGCGCACGCCAGGACCGCAGCCATTTCTGTTCCGCGCCGTTATCTGCGTATACGTCAAGGTTGAAGGCGTAAATGTTGCCGTTTTCAAAATCGCCGACAACGATCTCGTCGTTGAAATTCATCTGGCAGTTGCTGCGGTGGCGCGTAAACGCGCCGTTCTCCCAGCCAGAACGCTCGTGCCAGGCTTGCGTGGCCGCGTCGTACACCCACGTCGTATTGGCGGACGGAAAGATCAGCACATAGAATGAATGGCCGTCCTGCTGGTATGTGTAGCCGATGGCGTCAGAAAGATTGCCGTACTGCTGGATTTGCCACTCGACCGCGTGGGTAGAAATGCGCTGCCCGGTATACCCGTTGGACCGATACACAATGCCTCGGCCGCGGGCGTCGGCACCCAACCAAAACAGGCCGTTGTCCATCTTGGCGACGGAATACGCGGCCGCGCAGCCGATTTCGTTGAACGCGCCTTGGATGCGTTGGAGCGGAAAATCCGCGGTGCCGGCGTCGTACCAGACTTCAACGGAAGTGGTGCCGAACAGCCAAACCTCGCGGTGGTCCACAATCAACGATACAAGCCCGTCAGGCGAGCCTTCAGCACTGGCAAAATCCAGCGGGTCCACCTGAGTGCCTTCCAGCAGGCTCGTGACCCAAAACTTTTGGCTGTTCGGCTCGTTGAACACAAAGTAGCCGTCGATATAGCCCACAGCCACCGCGCCAGGAAAATCAATGTCGGTGATCTGCTGGAACACATTCGTCAGGGTGTTGTAGATGTAGCTGGGGCCATTGGCCGCGATGAAAATTTGCGTGCCGTTGTCCGAAATGGACACAGGGCCAGTATTGGCAATCGTGCCGAGAGACGTGGCCGCCCAACTGGAATTGATGCGGTAGAGGGTGTCGCCAGACACCACATATCCGTAGGCGCCCAACTGCCACAAACCACGAATAGGCCCGGTGCCAATCGTCGCAAGCAACCGCAAGCCTGGCGCACGCTGAAGAAACGCCGGTTCTTTGCCGCCTTCGGGGATGATCTCTGGGAACAAATTGACCATACGGCTATCCGCAGCATTGACGCTGCGCGCCACATAGGTCGAGCCGAGGATAGGCGTTTTCATCAGTAGTTACCAGCGAAGATATTGAACCGCTGACGAGTGCCGACGATGCTGTACGGCAGCGCCATGATGTCGTCGGGGTTATTGATGCGCTTCAGGTTGCGCTTGGATGTCATAGCGATGCGTTGCACCTGCGGCGACGGCTCAACACCAAACTCAGGCGCCATCTCACACGCCAAGTTGTAACGGAAGCACCGCAGGTAGCCCGGCGGAAACGCCAATGTCGTGGCCAAGTTTGCGGGTTGCGTCAACGGCTCTACGGATACAATGTGAAATTCAAGGGTTTTGGTCGGCACCGGGTACACATACATCTCAATGTTAGGGTAGGTCATGTTGACCCACAACACCTGCGGGTAGGTGCTGGTGACGGTCTTGACCGCGATGCCGTTGTACTGCTGTTGGTTGATCAGCTTGAGGCCGTATGAAATGCCGCTGGCAGGATCGCGGAAATAGGTGCTGTCGTCGATCAAGATTGGTCGGGCGCCAACAATGTCGCCAGTGGGGCCAAAAGTGCGAAAACGTTCGCCTACAGGCCACGATACGACTTGGTCTTGTGTCGAAAACACTGCCAACCGCTCAGTGTTCCAACTGTCAATCATCTGATTGAGCGCGTTGAGCGCGTCCTGGGAGGTTTCAGCCGAAGGCGTTTCGCCTTCAGCCAGCACGCCCAAAAGCCGAAGCGCCCCGTTTATTTGTTCATTCGCCGTCGCCATTGTCCGCAATCTCCTTCACCACGCGGGATCGCCCGCGGCGCCGCGACATACCATTGGCCGGCTCGTCATCAGGAGAAGGGGCCGGCGCGGCGGGATTATAGCGCATCCACCCGTATTCTTCATCATGAATTGCTTCAGCCTCCATCGTGGCCACTTTGGTGCCGTGAGTAGGGTGCTGAAGGTAAATGACGGTCATGCAAGCCTCTGAAAAGGGTGGCCCCTGCCGAAGCAGGGGCCGGTTTGGTTACGAGATCGCGTAGAGCGCCCAGGCGTTGTCGCCGGACTTCCGCGCACGGAAAGCCCGAACGGTGCCAGCGGTAGCCGCAATGGTCATCAGACCCTGCGAACCGCTGGTGCCAATGCTCCAGCCGGTGTTGGTGGTCACGGTGATGACGCCCGCAGTCGTCGTGTTGATGATGCGGAAGTCAAACGTGGTGCCCACCTTAGCGGCGTTGAGCGCGGCGTCCACGTCGGACGCCAACGGCAGCGTGTAGGCGGCGGTCGTCGTCGGCGTGCCAATGATGATGCCGTTGGTTAGTTGCGCGACGGTCAGCGTGGCGCTGTCAGTCGCGGTAGCGGGCGCAGCGGCAACGGAAATCTTGACTTCGTTCAGATTGCCGTCGTTGGACTGATAGCCGCCACCAACAGAGGGAAGTGCCATGTTCGTGTTCTCCTATCTCTACCAATTAACCCCACATCCGAACCGCCATAGGCGGACGGATGGTGCTGAAGCCGTACAGCACGTCAATACGACACGGCAGGCGGTCGTTATTGATGTCGTACTGGCGCACAACACGAAGCGAAATGCCGTTGTGAACCTGGCGAGAAGCCATGTCCACACCTTGCGGCAGCAGAAGGTCAGCCGTCGCAAAGGAAATCGCGTCCTTGTGGTAGATCAGGTTCTGTGGGTACTGCGTGGACGCAGAGCCAAGGAACGTTACTACCGCGCTGGCTTGCGGGAAGCTGTCCACAGTAGCCAGAGCATTTGACGAGGTATAGATCGCCGGGCTGATCTTCACCGAGGTGTACGCGCCGCCAGCAGCCGTGTTGGCTTCGGTGACGACGAACTGCTGAAGCGAGCCGGTTGATTCACGGGTTTGCGGGTTGACCGCGAACACGCTGGCAATGGTAAACACGTCGCCGGCGGCGATGGTCTGCGAGCCGGTGCCGGTGATGTTGATGGTCGCCTGGCCCTGCGTGGACACCGTGG